CAATGATATAGGCATATATTTTGGTCGTTATGACTACTAAACCCATCAGATTGACAAATTTCATAATCACCATCTGCGACAGCTGATACGAAAGCGACTCGCCGCCGGAAGGCAGACCCAGATAGAGGATATTGTGCAAAGTTTTTTTGGGAAAAGGACGAAGATATTTAAAAGACAAGGGCAGATTGATAAAACGACGGAAAAAATATAGAATCAGCAGCAGACCCAGTACTTTACTGCTGTTGGTTGAAATAGTCACTCCCAATACTCCCAAGGGGGGGATGGGCCCGAAGCCATGAATAAGGAAAACATTACAGATAATATTGATAACATTCATGATGATAGAAGTCATCATCGTTACTTTTAGCAGTGAATAACCGCGGAAAAAAGAAATAAAAGAGATGTATACTGCCTGGACAACTATGAACAAGCCGATATAGCGTAGAAATAAGCCGGCTTCAGACCGGATGTCATCAGGTACGGCCAGCAGATCAAGAAAGAAGTTGTCGAAACAAAACAGAATTGAACTGATGATAAGTCCGAAAATGAAGTTTGTTAAAAGAGCTACGGTACAAACTTCCGTGACTTTTTCCTTATTACCGGCACCACGGTATTGGGCAATCAGGATTGTTGCGGCCATACTTATTACGCTGAGGGCAATAATAACGATGTTGATGATTTGATTGGCGTTACCAACGGCAGCAACGGATTTTTGAGAATAATGACTGAGCATGAATTGATCTACATTGCCGACCATCATCTGCAGCAAAATTTCAATGAAAATCGGCCAGGTCATTTTGAAAACAGAAAGCTTGGCCGCGGTAGTTTCGATAGAACGCATTGTCAAACACTCCTGAAAAAATAAATCTGCCTTCCTGAAGGCAGATTTGACCCAGGAAGGCAGGCGTCTTTGCTTGCGTCATACATTATAGCACGGAGTTTAACCTACTGCAATATTTTTGAGTTATATTTTACAATTATATTGACAAGTAAGGCTGTTTTCTATTATAATCTTAATTGTCTTGGGGGCATAGCTCAGCTGGGAGAGCGCTTGAATGGCATTCAAGAGGTCAGCGGTTCGATCCCGCTTGTCTCCACCAACTCAACATCTTGCGAACCAATAGATTCAGGAACAGAATAGCTTTCTTCGTTAGGAAGTTCTTTGGAATTCGCATAATTATATTGGACGGTGACTAAATAGTTGCCGTCTTTTTCTTTTTTTATTACGATATCTCTTACCATTGTGGAAATGATACGATCCTTAAATTTTTCACCTTCTAGGAGTGCAAATTTTTCTAAAAAGAAAATAATATGTTCTTTGGTAACTTGGATTGGATTAGATTTTATTTTTTCAAGAGAGATATCATTTTTGACTGATTGTAAGTCAGCTTCATATTGTTTGATCCGATCCATTAAAGTAATAGATACCAAACCTTGATCAATAGCCTTCATGCAGTTTTCTAGTTTCTGGGTAAGGTCTTTTTCTTGTTGAATCAGGCTTTCTAAACGATAGTTTTTTACGCTGTTATTAGTTTTTAAAGCTTGATTAGCAATAATGTCTAAATTTATTGGTTTTTTCAAAATGGAAGCGGCGTGTGCTGCAATAATATGTTCAATTTCATCACGACGTATATTTCCTATATCACAATGGGAAGTCCGGCGGCGAGTTGAATAACAAGAATAATAATAATGCATAGTACCGTTTCTGCTTTTGCCACTCATGCCACACATGCTTCCACCGCAGCATCCACAGCGTAGTTTTCCTGACAAAAGGTAAATAGCCGAGGGGCGAGCCACATTTTTTCTGTTGCGGGCATTATATCTAGCCTGGCATTTATAAAAAAGTTCTGGCGTGATAATTGGCGGTATAGCATTTTCTTTTCTGATATCGTTCCACTTAAATACACCGATATAAGTTTCTGATCTTATCATCCGGTCAAAGCTGGAACGACCGAATTTATTACCCATACCAGTGACGACATGATAACTGTTGATTTTTCTTGCGATATCGACTATTTTAGCCCCGGCGGCGTACATTTCAAAAGCTTCTTGAACGATAGGTACTAACGCGGGGTCCGGATGAAGATGTTTATCGGCATCAATGGTGTAACCGAAAGGTATTCTACCGGAAGCCCAGCGGCAGGCTAACGCATTTTCTGTCATACCGCGCTTTACTTTTTGTGCAAGCTCTACCGAATAATACTCTGCCATACCTTCCAAAACGCTTTCAAGAATAATTCCAGAAGGATCGCTGGTGATATTTTCCTTAGCAGATAATACTCGAACGCCGTTTCTTTTTAACTTCGCTTTGTAAACAGCACTGTCATAGCGATTACGAGCAAAGCGGTCTAATGTGTAGACTATGATTGTATCAAATGTTTTTTTGCTGCTGTCAGCTACCATTTGTTGAAATGACGGACGATCATCGGTTTTGGCGCTAATTGCTCTGTCTATATAGTGTTCGACAATAGTTAGGCCATTACGTTTTGCAAAATTTGTGCATTCTCTAATCTGTCCCTCAATACTTTCTTCACGCTGATGCCCGGAAGAATAGCGGGCGTATATAACGGCATTTGACATAAAAACAACTCCTAACTATTTGTTTGACGTATTGATTTTTAGTGATAAGTACGATAAAATATAATCAGATGTATGGACCGTTACCATACGTGGTCGGTCGGTGCCCCGTTGTCTATATGACAGCGGGGCCATTTTTTATGATTCTTAGTATTGATGGAGAAGTGATTTGGGTTGGATTTTTTTTTTTAGTATGATAAAATAAAATTGAATAAATTAGGTGAAGTGGGAAAATACATAGTCATTTCAGAAGGGGGATAACACTATGATTATAGAAATAATTTCATATATTAGTGTTTTAGCCTTGCTGATATCACTTTTAAATCTTGTTTTAAGTTTGATAGTGTATTATGGAGTGAATGATTATATTAATGAATTTAAAAAAGTACGATGGTATGTAAGTTTTATAATTGTTGTATTTTTGATAATAAGAAAAAATATAATAATCAATTAGTTTAGACCCGCGGTATACCTGTTGGGTCTTTTATTTTTAATTGTTCAATTTCATCTTTTAGTTCAGAAGGATCTATATTTTCTTTTAATACTCGTTCATAGTATTGTATTCCTTTTTCAATTAAGCCCTGAGTTTTGAGGCTGAATTCAATATCATATCCCTGCTTACTAAATTTGGCCTCTCCACCGACAATGAAAAGAAATATTAGAGCTATAATAGCGATTTTTATAGGTGAACCAATGAATTCTAATATGCCAGGAGATTGTACGTTTAGCTTTATATCTATATCATTTGAAGCGGTAGGGTCGTCTGTTACTTTGTTCAAATAGTTCAGTAATCCTGAAATAAATTTAATCAATTTATTAGCTGGAATATTCTTTTGAGTACATACGTCTAAAATTATATGAGCAATATCATTTTTTATGTATAATGTATTTAAAGTTCTGTCTATATAATCTGCATATCTGGTAGCGTTAGAAATGGTTTGATGTGCTCGGAAAAATTGAAATAAATTTGGGTCTAACCGATGCCTTTCTAATGAACTTAACCATTTAACGGTTCTTCTTTTAATATATGGACATGATACTGAAAGATCATCACTAACATATTGTTCTTTTATAGTTTCTATATATGGATCAGATTTTATAATACCAAAAGCAAAAGTTGCAGAAGATGTACTTGGTATTATAACTAAATCACCGGGTTGCATTTCTTGACAAAAACGTTTAATAGGATTCAGAACTCTTCCTGGTATAGCATCGGGGTATTTTTCTTTAATGAGTTTTATTGTTTTTTCGTCATCGTTATCTTTGGATAAAATATTAATATAGTTCCAACCAACAGCAATATAACTATTAAACAAAAAATCTTTATAATATTTGCCAGATTCTGTCCGCACAAACCAATAATTCATGTTATTATTAAGTATTCGTACTGGTAACTTTAAAATTTTAAGTAAGTTGTATAAATCTTCTTGAGTATCTTGTGTATATTGAATACTGTTAATCATTTATGTATGACTCCTTTTAAAAAGTAAGATAGATATGATAGAATTATCAGATGAAAGGACTACAATCGTTGGCGATTGGTCACTATCCTGCTGTCTTCATAGATAGCGGGCTTTTTATTTTATCAGAATGATGTTTCCTAAACTTTCCCATATTTATTCTGATATTCCGCAAAAGTTGCATAAAAAATTTTTTCACCGATAGAACCAGGAATAATAGGTTCAAATCGTTCAAGGGAATATTTATCGGTATAACTTGCTAAAGTAGTACCATTTTTATCATAAATAACTACTGACTGTGTTTTGATAGATTCATTTTTATAATCAAATTCCAACCTATGTAATTGATAAGAAATAGGTTCAGCAAGTTTTAAATCGTCTGATATTTTAGCCCCTTCTGATTCTGTATGTTCGTATTTTATCCATGCAAAATATTTATCATCTTCTGATTTACGTATACTGTCTTTATCAAAAGAAATGGTAGTACTATCGTTTGAGGCTATCCAATTCCACTCGGCAGCATAAGTTATAGATGATAATCCTAATAGACTTAAACAAAGTGATAGAATCAAAATTATCTTTTTCATTTAGAGGACCTCCTGTATTAGTGATAATCTTTTTGATGTAAATAAAAAATTCGGGCGCGAATTTAACCGTCTCGAATTCGACACGGTTAAATTTATATAATGTTATTAAGATAAATTTTATTTATGTTTATGCCAGAAATTTGGAAATATTATATTACCGCGTTTTGTATAGCTCTTTCTTATCTTGAAATTTTACTAAATTCAAAATCTAATACGTTGTCAACTGCAGCTTTACCTTCAATATCTAATTGAAGGTATTTTTTTATGTGTAATTTTTCCAATGGACTTAACGATTTTTCTTTGCCTTTCGGCTCATGGCACAACAGATAATCTGTAGAAACCTCAAAATAATCGGCTAAAGTAATGAGCATATCCAGATTTGGAGATCTTTCGCCACTCTCATAATAACCATAGGATTGACGGCTGATATTCAAATCAGAGGCAATAGTTGCTTTACTTAAACCTCTACTTTCACGTAATTCTTTAAGTCTAAACATATAAAACCCTCCTAACATAGTACCATTATAGCAACAATATGTTGACTTTGAAAATAACAGAAACAAAAAGTTAACCGCAAAAAGGAAGCGTAACATAGTGTTGACAAATAAAATGAGCTGTGCTATTATTTTTCTTGTAAACATAATGTGAACAAAGATGGACGGTGTTAACAATGAGAATGTGGCTAAGGGATATTCGTAAGAAAAAAGGATTTACACAAAATGAAGCTGCTATGCATATGAAGATTACTAGACAGGCATATAATCTCATAGAAAAAGGTGAGCGACAGTCTGATTTGAATTTATCTACAATGATTGCAATTTCTGATTTATTTGGATTGAGCCTAGAAGAAATTAGATATTTAGAAGAATGTAAAAATTAAAACGAAAAAGACTTAAAAAAGGGAGATGAAATATTGAACTTCATAGTTTTATAAACAAAATGTGAATATAAAAAAAGAAACACCCGCCTCAACCGTGGAAAAGTTTAGCGAGTGTTTCTTTGGGCCAGCCGAAGCTGACGAGAACATTATATCACAGTTTCGGTTGGTATATCAACTTAGAAAGAGGGATATGCCGTGGATAAAAATAAACCGTTAACTGCTGAACAAATTAAAGCATTACTTACGCTTATTAAGATTGTCAAAAGTATGCCAGAGGAAGAATTTATAAAAAAATATGCTAGTTTGCCAGAAGACGAATTAGCTAAGGCTTATTTAGATGAAAAACACAGGCAGGAAGGGAGCGGAAGATAGTGATGTTTGATTCGATAAAAAAGAAATCCCGAAAAAGAAAAGGAAAAAGCCCTGCTGGCAGGCAGGGCGAGAATAGGCGATTACTGATCCAATCAGATCATAAGGCTGTGTGTGTGAAGTCTAATAAGAGAGTCGGCTTAAAAAAAGATGAAGACATATTAAGAGAAGTTCAATCTCTGCTTGATGAAGTTGATTTTGATAGATATACACCTGCCGGAAGTAGGAAATTAAGTCTTCAAATAGACAGTGTTGTTAACGAGATTTTAAAGATACTTATACTTCATAAATTTACAGAAGAAGAATTGGAAATCATATTGGATTTAGTTAGGTATCGTATTACTGGTACAGATTATATTTTTAGGCGTTCAACGAGGAAAGGAGAGCAATGATATATGCAGGAGTTCAGAGTTGTAGAAGTTGAAACGGAAGGCATATTAGATAATTATGCTGCTAGATCATTAGGAGAATACGTTGTTGAACGCCTTCAAAGTATGCTGCTTCCTGATGGAAAGTTCAAGGATAAAAAACTACAAGCTGAATTTGAAGTTTGGTTAAAAAACAGAGAGGCGGCGGTATCGTGAAAGTTTTAGTGATAACACTGATATTAAGTTTTCTGATATATGGCTGCAGTGTATGTTATACAGACAGGGGATTGGCGGTCAAAGAAGATATGCCAAGTAACACGAAAGTATACTTAGTTCCCTTACCGGGAACGCGCATTCTTATGCCGCATTTTATACAGACAAAAATAAAATAACAAATGTTAGGAGCGAAATATATGAAAGAACAAAATGCGTTTGAGACTTTGAAAAATACTTTGGAAGATAAGTACATTAGAAGAAAAGTTGTAAAGATTACTCAATATGCATTTGGGCATAAAGTAACTCTTGATAAACCTATAAAGGTAAAGAATAATCTCGTTACAAGTTGGTATTTCCTAAATATTATGGCTTATGATGTACGGCTTGGAGACACTATGAGGTTTGAGCTAACGAGGAAGGGATTATATTTTGCTGGAATTGATCTGCGGGCACGGCAGTTAGAGGCCCGTTTGGTAACACGGTAAGAACAGGAGGCAGAAAAATGAAAGAAACATTGAGTATGGGGGGAAAAGACGAGTTTAAGGTAATAGAAGTACCTAGTCCTTTCCCTCCGGGAATAAAAACAGAAATAAAAAAAATCATGGATGAACGCCATATGAGTGATAAAGAAAAACATCGTCTTTTAATTAGTATGGCAAATGATCTTGATAAGTCTATCAAATGGAATGATGCTGAAAATCACCTGGTGGACGATGTAGAAGAATTAAAAAGAGTTGCTTTATATGGAAAAATTTTTATGTGTATAGTTTGTCTATTTATCGTGAAATTGATTTTTTTTAGTAACTAAAAGTAGGAGGCAGAAAAATGAAAGGGCTTTATTTAGCGGCAATAGATATTATCGTAGATGGTTTAGATAGCATAGCACATTATCCTGCTATGTGGGTATTCACCGTAACGGCAGCAATTCTGACTGCAATTCTAATTCATACCTGCGGTGTAGCAGAAGGTCGGGTAATGGGGCTGTAAAGTCAGAAGTTTTAGAAAGAAGGGGTAAAAATGGGAAATCGTAGCGGTGAGCTCGTAGTTAAAATTAACGTCGAAGGTCCAACAACTATCGAGAAATTAGAAACAATCATTAAAAAAATTTCAGAAATAAAAAGAGGATACAACTGTACGTGTATCCTCTATGTAAGAAATTTGATTTAGTTCTTTGTTAGAAGTATATATTCGATATCAATTCCGTGTACAGATAGTTTTTCATCTCCTATGAATAAATACGGAATCTCGTCCAAGAAAAAGTTGTTTATATCAACGTCTTTTTGTTGGTCGGTTAAATTTGTTTTGATAGATGAAAGATTTTTGATAGTTAAAGAATCATTACTTTTTAATTTTACAAAAGCATTCATAAATAAACCTCCAATCCAATATCGAAACATCATTATGAATAAGTTATTTATTCTGCATACAAATAATAACATAATGAGGGAGCTTTGGTCAAATGTTGAATGTTCAAAAAGTCAGACTAGAAAAAAAGGTAAGTAAATATCGGCTATGTAAGGAAACTGGAATATCATTCAATTCTTTAACAAGCCTTGAAAATGGTGGGGACGTTCGACTTAGTACTTTAGAGAGAATTGCTAAGGTACTGAAAGTAGAAGTCAAAGATTTATTTGAATAAAAAAAGAAGCTGTTAACGTTGGTGTGTTAACAGCATAAGGGAATGGATAAAATTGTGAGAAAAAATTTAGAAAACGAGAGTACTGACCGTACGAAAGTTATTATAGCATAAGCTGAAAAATTTTCAATATGGATTTTAAAAATTTTGATTGGTATTTCTCCAATGCTATTTATAAAAGATCCTATAAAAACAATTCCATATATAAAAAAAGATGCGGTTAGAATAACCTAACCGCGAATGGGGGAAATCACAACAAAAATAAAAACCCACCAAATATAGGAGAACCTTGCACGCCTTCGTGCAAAAGATATTATAGCAGAATTTGAAAAATTTTCAACCATAAAATCAGAAAGGATGATCACGATGGAAATCCGCTATTTAAACAAGGAAAGCCTAAAAGAATTGAGCTTTTATGTAAAAACGAGGGACTACTATAAAGAGAAATTAGAAAAGCTCAGAGAGATAAAAAACGAAGTAACAGACCAGGCTTCAAGCATTACCATAAATATTTCATACAAAACGAAAGAGAGTTATAACAGTAAAGCCATAGAGATACATCGTCCCGTAGGAGAAATTTCAAGCCACTTTGAGTTCATTCCCGCTACAGTCATTAAAGAAGTGGAAGATCAGCTGCTTTTTTGCATTGCCTGTATTGAATCCTATCTATGGGATAGGTTCGGTTATACCGATGATGAAGCGGTAATACAACAATCTAAACAACAGCAAAAGCTGATGGAATTTTTGAGTAAAGGGGCCGCAAAGATAGAATTTAATCCTAATGATTATGCTGATGTTGAAGATGCTTTAAAAACAATATTAGAACCGTTAAAGAATATCAGGAATGATTTAGAAAAGGTTGTCAAAAATATAATTGAAAGCAATGGCGAAGGACAAGGTAATGGAGGTGCCAAACATGAGTAATTCTAAGTGCTTTCGGTGCGGGAAGCGGCTTAGAGCTGGGGACTGGAAACTTCTTTATGATCCGTCGCTCATGCGGGCCGTGAAAGTTTGTCGTGATGATAAAAACTGTATCGTACAAACAAAAGGAACGCTGCTGTCTGGTCCGCTTGCCAATAGAATGATCAAAGATTATAGAGGTCGTTGATATGGGCAAAAGTAAAAAAAGAGTAGTTAGAAATATCTGTAACAATCACTATTTGAATCTTAATACACTGCTGCCGGAAATTACGTGTGCCGAATGCGGTAAAAAGAAATGCCTGCCGTGGGGTACTGATTTAACTAATTATGTTTATCAAAGGCGGTCCGGCTATAAATCAGGGCGGCCGAGAAGGGAATTTTACTGTTCCTATTCCTGTATGAAAAAGGCGAGTGAAAGGAAGCGATAGTATGCATCGTGATACCCAAGAAAAAGAATCAAAGACTAAAGGATACTGCAGCATATGTGAAAAGCATACAGAAAATGGATATTGTTATATACATCCTTTTGGGCACAGGGAATATCTAATTTGTCCAAACTGCTTAATGTACAGCACTGATCCTTTAGTAAAAGAAGCCAGGATAGGGTTAAGAAGTGGAGGGCGGAAAAGATGATCCATAAATTAAAAATATTACCAGAATTTTTCCCATTGGTAGAGAAGGGGAAAAAGAGATTTGAATTGAGGAAGAATGATCGTAACTATCAGGAAGATGATATTTTATTACTGCAGGAATATTTTGACGGTGAATATACCGGGCGCCAATGCGTAGTAAAAATAACAAATGTTTTTGGCAGTAATAATGAAGAAAGTCTGTGGCCAGAATTAAAGAAAGACACTATTATCTCAGACCAGTACGTTATTTTGTCAATCAAGAAAATCAATGTACCTGTTGAGATATTAATGGAGCTTGAAAGACCAGTAGAACAAGGATATTACAACAGTTTTAAGGGCGAAGAAGTGGATGCAGAGGTAATAATCGTTGAAGACACTAAACAATTAGAAGAAGGAACGGCGGCGCTACCTCCACCGCCTAATCCGTGGGCTTCTAAAAATCGTAAGCCGACTGATGATTCCGACAATGATGGACAGTAAAGTTTTTGAAAAAATCTTTGACGCTTGGAATCTTGCAACAGTAGCTTCTACAGTTTGGGGACCAGATAGTGATATGGCAAAGAATGCACAAAGTGCTTTCTATTCTATTCTTAATTCTGTTGATGATGATACTAAGCTGGAATTTTTTGAAGGGCTTGAAAGAATCAAGGCTAGGCCAGAAAGATAAAATTCAAGTTGATCATAAGTAGGGAGGACTGGCGGTGAAATTTATTGACCTGTTTTCCGGCATAGGGGGAATACGTCTAGGGTTGGAAATGGCCGGACATAAATGTGCTGGTTTTTGTGAATTCGATAAGTTCGCTAGAACGGCTTATAAAGCAATATATGAGACAGAAGGAGAATGGGAAGCATATGATATCAGAACAGTTAAACCATACGATATACCAACCGTCCCTCTTTGGTGTTTCGGATTTCCCTGCCAAGATATCTCCATTGCAGGAAAACAAAAGGGAATTCGGGGGGGACGTTCAGGGCTTTTCTGGGAAATTATACGGTTGCTTGAAGGGAGAAATAAAGAAGATAGACCCGAATGGCTGCTCATTGAAAATGTTAAAAATCTATTGTCTATTGGACGAGGTTTTGACTTTGCCAGATTGCTCTGTTCGCTGGGAGAAGTCGGGTACGAGTGCGAATGGCAAGTGCTTAACAGTAAAGACTTTGGAGTTCCGCAAAACAGGGAAAGGGTGTTCATTATTGGACATCTTGGAGAAGGAAGTAGACGAAAAGTATTTCCTATCAGACCAACAAACGGCGAAAATCCTTGCAAACAGCAAGAATTAACCAAAGGTGTGGCAGATGCGTTTCGGATATATGATAGCAGAGGACTTGCTAGGACTTTGAAAGCAGAAGGCGGGGAATTAGGATCAAAGACAGGTCTTTATTTAGTTCCTGTAAAAATTTCTAAAAAGTCTGGTACGCCTGTAAACAATATGAAAATAAAAAATGTAGGTGCTCAAACAGCATCTTGCTTATCAGCTCGATATTATAAAGGGCTTTCAGAAGATAATTGCAATGGAATTCTCTGTATACAAAAAACACGCAGGAAAATTCGGTGCAGGATTAGGAAGCTTACACCGAGGGAGTGCTGGCGGTTACAGGGATTTCCTGATTGGGCCTTTGATAGAGCTTTGGCGGCAGGAATAAGTAACAGTAGACTTTACCAACAAGCAGGAAATTCTGTTACAGTAAATGTTATTTTGGCAATAGGTGTAATTTTAAAGGAGATTGAGGATGAAGATCCCTACGAATAAAATTGTTGGATGGCAGAAAACAAAAAATTGTCTGCCTGTTCTTGATGCATTGGTACTAATTCAGTCTAAAGAAGATAAATATTTTTATGAAATAGCCCAATTAGTTTCAGATGATGGTACATTAACTTTCCGTAGTTGGTCTGACTATGGACGCGAATTTGATCTAAAAGATATTCGTAAATGGGCCTATATAAAACTATAGAGGAGATAAACATGAAAATAGGACTTGTTGATGTTGATGGACATAACTTTCCTAATTTAGCTTTGATGAAAATATCAGCATGGCATAAAAAACACGGTGATATTGTTCATTGGGCTGGAAGTTTAGAGCGCTATGATATTGTGTATATGGCAAAAGTTTTTTCCTTTACGCCGGATGATATCCAAGCGTATCAAGCTGACGAAATCGTTAAAGGTGGAACTGGTTACGACTTAATGGGGAAGTTGCCACAAAATATTGAATGTAGCTATCCTGACTATAATTTATATGCTATCAAAAATAAAGCATATGGTTACTTAACTAGAGGTTGTCCTCGTCAGTGTCCATTCTGCATAGTAGGTCAAAAGGAAGGTGTACAGGCGTATAAAGTTGCTGATTTATCGC